GAACCAGCATTAGCCCCAATACTCCCCACAATAGTGGAGCCGTCTCTGCGGAACTGCACAATGTCTCCGTCAGATGTTAGGCGGTTGAGATACTGAACAATACCGCCGTCCCTGACCTGAACGGATGAACCACTAGACCTTAAGTCGTGACCAGTAACTGACGTAGTGGATGTCTCTATGATGCCAGTAGTCCCCACCAGCAAGTTACCGCTCGCATCGAGGCGCATGGCTTCCGATGCACCAATTTCAAACTGTATCTGGGATGCCCGCAACCTTTGAGGCACATAACTAGATGTTGACCTGTTATAAGAAAATACCTGCGTGTCAGACGTGTCTGCGCTAAATTCTATACCTTGCGCTCCACCATTTGATACAACTAATGACTTTAGAGGACTGCTCGTACCAATCCCCAAAGAGCCTGTGACTGAGATACCTGTGCTGGTGGTGGCGAGTTTTATTCCATTTGTAGCATCTGCATGATGTATCTCAACCGCACCGCCATCATTGCCGTCAATAAAACGCTTAGTTCCGTCACCATTCTGTAAAATTAAGTTAGTGCCTCTGATGTGTAAAGCACCATTACCTAAATCAGATATAAAACTACCTGCACCACTATGATAAATCTCTAGGTCAGACCCAGCACCGAAGATGGCTTTGCCGTTATCTGCAAATGTAGCGTTGCCTGTGACGTCTACACCTGTCGCGCTCGTCACCAGCTTCGCGCTATCTGCATACGACAGTGTTCCGGCAGCGGTCTTACCGCCGATCGCGTTGATGATCGTGTCGAGGCTATCGAAGTCTGTGTTGATCTTCGTTCCCCATGTATCCTCTGACGCGCCTACCTCCGGCTTCGTTAAGCCATATGCCGTTGTTGTCGTATCTGCCATGTTCTATCTCCTATGCCGCATCGGCCCAAGTTTGCCCAGATGCCGTGGCTGGTGTCCAATCCGTCGATGTGGGGGAAACAGCCGACCAGTCCTCTGGCGTGCTGGGTTCATCTTCCCACTTTTTGCGTCCATTTGCAACCACAGATGCCGCGCAGACGATGGTTGCGCTGTCGCTCTGCACGCGGTTGCATGTGGCCGTCGTAGTTGCTACGCAGGCGACGGTGGCGCTGTCCTCGTATATCGCAACGGCGCTTGCCGTTGTGGACGCCTGCACAGCAATCGCGGCAGCGCCATCACGAACCCTCAGACCAGACGCAGCAACAGTCGCCGCAGCAGATATGGCAGCGGAGCCAAGGTGTACGCGCTCAGCCGCAGCCGTAACGCTGGCAGACGCTGCAATCGTGGCAGATCCAGCAACGACAAACGCGCCGGACGCAGACCCGCCTGACGTGACGGCAATGGTGGCGCTGCCCTCTCGGACGCGATCAGCAGCAGACGCGGTGGTCGTAACCGTCTCGATGATCGACGCAGCGCCGCGAACTCGCACAGACGCGGCGGCGGTGGCAGACGTGACGGCAATAATGGAGGCGGCGCCAATGATAGCGCCGTCCAAGCCGTAGTTGTAGCTGCCGTAGGTGCTTCGCCCGTAGCCGCTGCGATAAGTCATTAGTCTAGCGTGATGTCGAGATCGCCCGCAGGAATGCGGAACACGTCGCCCGTGTCAATCGTCTTGCTGGCGGTCAGATCGGCGTAGGCCAGCAAATTGCCGCCAGTTGCAGCGTCGAACACGCCGACAGCGACAACGGTGCCATATCCTGCCGTGGCAACGGGCCACTCTTCAGCGGATGTGTTTGACGCGGTGTTGCCTGACACGGTAAACGCCGTCTCCTGACGCGCGTAGCCCCCGCCAGACACCTCTGTGCCGCCGCCAGTATCGGATGGCGCAACAGTGTACAGCGCGGTGTGCCACTCGGTCGGGCGTGTCGCGCTGCCAGTGGTAAACGACCATGTAAGGACGGTTGTCTCGAAGGTGTTGGTGAAGCTCATCTCAATACGCCTTTATTTTCATGCGGCGACCAGATCCGCCGAATTTCGCTTTATCATTGTCTGCATTTATACCACCAATTGCGTTTGCCTGCAAAGATGCCCAGACTTGAATGCGCGCGTCGTCTTTCAGATACGGCGCAGAATGTATCAGCGAGCTGTATAGATAGGCGTCAGGGAAGTATTGCAGCAGCCAGTTAGACGTGTTGCTATCGGACAACGCGTCGATCTTGGCGTAGTAATATAGCTCCGTCGCATATGTGCCATCGGGAACGGGGAACACCTCAATCTCGCCAGCCGTGATCGCGTAGTAGCGCGGCTCGTTGGTGGCGTTGGCCGTGCGCTGCTTGCGCTCCAAGAGCTGAAACTGGCTCAGCAGCTCAAGCGGCTGCGTGTTGCCGGAGGTAATATACATCCGTATGACCTCGTAGAAGTCGGCAGGCACGGCGCTGTATTGCGTATCGATGTTGGCGTTGGCGCGCTTCTCCTGACGCCAGTGGCGTATCTGGCGGTTCATGTCTGCCTCGGCCAGCGAAATAAACGTCGGGATGACGCTCGTCAGGTCATCGCGGTCAAGGAAGTCTGCGATGCTGGATTGCAGCTCTGCGTATGTTGTTATGGGCATTGTGTTGCCTTTATCACTGTGTTAACATTCACCCCTACATGGGAGAATAGCATGATTGACGAAAATGATACAGAACTTGATCTAACAGATCCGCTTGTTGCAGGGATATTATCTTTGGCGTTTATGATACAAGGCACGTCAGATGACTTGCCGCCAAACGTCATGGAGGTAATTCGCGATATTGTTGATGAAGAGCGCAATTAATAATTCCTCAAGTAATTCATCAATAAGCCTTGCGCGTATTCTATCGCGGCTGGCCGACCAAGCTGCTTTTCCAGATCCATAAATGTTGAGCTTTCCTCAACAAACTGCTGATCCATAAGCTGGCTTGTGTTTGGGTTCATCGTAAACACGCGCTGGTCTGATGGAAGCGTATAGTCTCGCGGTGGCGTGTTCGACCCGAAGCGATAACCGCTTTGCAATGCGGCGTCTCTCAGCCTTGGGAGCGCCGTATCTCTCGCCATAATTGTCCACGGAATACTTGTGCCATATGTGCCAGAGGTTGTGCCTTCTGCAGCGGCGTATTTGGTGTCGTATGACGGGTGATCCGCAGATAGCAAGCCGCGCTGCACGTCAGGCGTTCCAAACCTATAACCGCCGCTGAAGCTTTCCACATCCACAAGATCAGGATTGGTTGTGCCAAACCTGATCAAGCCGACATCTGGCGCGCCTTCGAGCGCCTTCATGTCAGCCTGATCTATCCGCTGCATAAATGGCTTTCTGATTTGCTCTGGACTTTGCGTGCTGAACCAATCTCTGAAAGCATCGGAAGACACGCTTGGGATCGGCATGTTGGCGGCCTCTTGGATCTCAGGTAAACCTTTCTTTGCTCGCTTCTTGTTTTCTGAAGCTAAAGTTTTTTCCTGATATTTTCTTACAATTTTAGCCAGCTCGTCGTCTATAGATTTGACGGTATCTTTCGGCATATCTACTGAATACATATACTCGCTAAACAACTCGCCCTGATGCTTCGCAAAATCTCCAGACCTTTCTCCCATTGGCGCGTATGAAAGCTTTGCTTCGCCGCCAGCTTCAACAAACGGCAGCAATACGTTTTGCTTAGGCTTCATCACGCCCTTGTGCGATGCCCAAACATCGCCGGTATCCATGTATTCTGGGCCAGCATAAAGCCTGACAGGACGTTTTAACGTCACGTCTCCAAGCTTGTTGATTTCAACATCGCCAGCCGTTCTGTCGCCAGCAGCAAAAAACAATGTTTTGCCTTGGTCTTGGCTTGGAGTTATCAACGTTGGGGGCGTATTAGCTTCAAGCGTTTCGCCTTCAACGCGCCAATTATATGGGGCGTCTTTTTGCTTAGCGCTTAAAGAAAACGGCGTGAACATGGCTGGATCTTTAGCGCGCCCGCCGCCTTCCCTCGGAGGCTCAAAGTAATCAGATCCAAGCGTAACCCTCGCCGCGCTTAAATCTTCTGTTTCTCCAGCGCGCTGAAATATCTCGCCGAGCATGTCGGGGTCAAGCTGGATCGCTGAACGCGCCAAGCCGGACGCGTCTGCTGCAAGCTTGCCAGCGTCCTCTGCGATCTGCTGCTGCGCGGGCGAGCCGCCAAGCAGCCCCTCCATAACGCCTTGGATGGGCGTCAGGTATCCGCGTGCAGCCAGAGCGGCAGGCGTCAGTGCAAGCGCCATCTCGACGCCCATATCAACCGCAGCGCGCCTACGCGCCTCCGCAGTCTGGTCGGGATCGAAGACAACGCCGCCTGCTGTCATCGCGTTCATCTGGCCCTGCACGGGGTTCATCTCGGCAACCGTCTCTACCGCTGGGCGTAGGTTTGGGGGAACGTAACGCTCTAAGCCAGCGAACAGCTCGTCAAGCGCGGTGCGGCGCTGCTGGCCGTTGCTGAAGAAGTTGAAAAGCTGTTCCATATCAGCAATCCCATGCTTTGCGCGACCAGTAATTCGCGCTCAATTTAGCCATCTAAGCTCCTTCGCCCCACTGGACGCATTTGTAATCGGTTGCGCGGTATGCAGGAAACATCTGCCGCGCGTATTCCAGCCCGCTCGGTATGGACTGGATGCATTGGCTCTCGCTCTGCATCACGGGGCTGCCAAACGAAAAGCAATTACCCTCGACGCTGCAAAGCAAAAGCAGCGCCGTCCACATCACTAGTAAGCGCCCTTGCGCTTCTTCGCCATACACGTTCCAGCGCGCTTGCATGCGGCGGGTGTCGGGCAGCCCTTACACGGCTTAAACTTCGGTGCTTTCATGTCACACGTCCTCACGTTATATCTTCCAGCATAATAACATTAAAACGCCAAAAAGAAACCCCGCGCGCGCAATGGGAGGTGCGCGGCGGGGCCAAGGTGCGCGAGACAGGGAGGAAACTCGCTTGAGGTATAGATAGCGCGAGCAGGAGCGCTTGTCCATGTGGGGGTAGGGTAAACTTTTTTACGCGGTCACGCAATCCCCTGCAGGTTGCGCTTGATCGCACCACGCCAACGTGACATCGGCCCGCTCAGGGCCGTTGCCGCGTCTGACGCCATCGTCAGGCACACGGCGTCGGCAAGGTCAGGCGAGCGCAGGCCACGCTTGCGCATGGCGTCCTTGCTCTCGGCAGCCATCTTCCCAGAGGACGTAAACGCGTAGCGGATGCCCGTCAGGTCAGACAGCAGCTCGTCGTCGTTGGGCAGCTTGCAGCTACGATCCTCCAGCCACGCCTTGCACTTAAACCACAGCTCCGTGCGCAAGTTGTTATATGTCTCCTTCATCGACGGCGCCTCGGCGACGTTCACGCCGCGCACGGGGGCGCCAAGCTCGTGCATCCGATCCACGACGCCCGACCCTATGCCAATGCTGTCAACAAGGATCTCGCTGGGCTGCTGCGACGGGGGCAGCGCATCGTATTCAGCCATCACGCGGCCAACGGTCTGCATGAGATCGAGCCCGCGCCACGACTTGATCTCCGTGATTACGTTGCCCTCGCGCTTGCAGAACGCGGTGCGGTCGGTGCCAAAGCGCGCAGGGTCAATCGCCCACACGGCGCGCGTGTTGGGCGCAACCTCGATGTCGCGCTTCATCGCGGCCTCGGCCAAGTGGTACGGCACAATCGTGTCATCGTCTGCCAGCGGAAACTCGCCAAGCACGCGGATGCGAAACGCGTTGCTCTCCTCCCCGTAGCGCGCGCGCATCTCGTCAACGAACTCGTCGGACACAAGCGGGCTGTCAACGCATGACCAGCGGCGCGTCCACCAGCTATTCGCGAGACGCGTTTGGCTCTCGTAGAACGTGCCAGAGGACCGCGTGGGGTTGCTCAGCAGCACCGTGGTGGCGCTGTGGCCTGACATGCTGCCGGCGGCGGCCTCA